GCTGACACAAGTTTGGACGCAATGAACTTTTGGGTACAAACAGCGTTCGACATCAAAGTGAGACGTTTAATCAGTGCTAAACAAATACCAAACTTATAATGAAAGCAAGAGTAATAATGACCAACACTAACGGTATTGTTAGCGTGGAAACATTCGAAGGAGAAACTATCGAAGAAAAAGTAGAAAGAATTGTGACAAACAAAGAACCAATATCAGATGGAGCACCAATGATATACACTGAAAAAAGTGCAGGAGTATTGCCTGCATATAACATCAGAACAGATAGGTTTGACATCGCAATAGATGCAACGAGTAAAATCGAAGCAGCAAGGCAAGCTAAACGTGAAGCATTCGCTAAGGAACAAGAAAAAAATGGAACGGATGTAGGAGAACCAAATCCTAATTAAGTAACATAAAGTTCTTAAGTCGCTAGTGAACGACGTCCTTAAAAAGTAGGAGATGTAAAAATCTCCTACTTAAAAAGGAACAAAGTACGCACGTAGCATATTATATCAAGTATATAGTAAGACGCTTTTAAAAAAAAGCGCGAAAAATGTAAATAATAATTTAAACATATAAATTATGGTACCAGCATTAATTGGAGCAGCAGGAGTAATAGGAGGTGCAGTGCTTGGAAGCCAAGCAAGGCAACAACAGACAAACGAAGAATATCAGAAAATGATGTACCAAGGAAACATTAACAAAGACCTTGCGAATCATACAATGAAAAATCAAAAGGAACTTTGGAATTATACAAATTATCCGAATCAAGTAAAACAAATGAAGTTAGCAGGATTAAATCCTGCATTAATGTACGGAACAGCAGGGCAAGGTGGGCAATCGTCAGCAGGTCAAACAGGACCAGTAGGGCTCAGCGACTCAAAAGGAGTAGCAATGCAACAACAACAAATGGCAATGGGTCTGCAATTGGCTCAAATAGCGAGCCAAATTAAGGTTAATGACTCCGTAGCAGAGAAGAATAAAGCAGATGCAGAGAAAACAGCAGGAGCGGACACAGAAGTAGCAAAAGCGCAAGCTAAATTAAACGAAAGGTTAACGTCTCTACAAGATACCGTAGAAAAAGTGATGAATTCACAAGAGCAACTTAATGCGGCAAACTATTTCAAAGTACAAGCCGAAGAAAGACGAGTATGGGAAGAAGTACGAGAATTGGTCAGAAACAATGAAATAGGGGACGCTACAAAAGAAGAAGCGATTGCAAAAGTAGGTATCGAAAATTGGAATAGAATCGTAGGAGGTTTTGAAACAATAGCAAAAACAAAACTAACCGAAGAAAAAATCCACAATCTGAAAGGAATGCTAGCAGTAGCATGGGCAAACGTAGCCATAGGCGAAAAAACAGTAAGTAATCAAGCCGATCACATCGCAAACGAATTAATGATGGGGATGAAAGACCTCGACAGAAAAGATAGGGAACTATTAAAAGACTGGATTTACGAAGGAGTACACGCAGGAAAAGAAATCAGTGGAGAAATTCTCAACTGGTTAACTAGAGGAATCGGAAAAAATATAACAGAAATAACAGGACGGCTAGAAGAATTATTCGACGAAGGAGGAAATCTAACGGGTACAAAACAAATTCAACAAACCGTAACAAGAACAAAAGATTAAAAAAATGTGTCTATATCCAAAACTTATCAAAAATAAAAAGTACTTGCCAAACAAGAAAAACAATTGGAATCCACCTAAATGCGAAGATTATCGAGTGTTATATGTAACGGCAGCATGCGGTAAGTGTTTGGAGTGTAGAAAACAAAAACAAAGAGAGTGGTTAGTGCGCATGAGTGAGGAATTAAGACATGATCCAAATGCTTACTTCATGACACTAACCTTTTCAGAAGAAAAACTAGAAGAATACAAAAAATTATGCAACAGCGAAGACCCAAATATTATTGCAACAAAAGCAATGCGGCTTATGCTAGAAAGATGCCGACGAAAATTAGGACATTCGGTAAAACACTGGTTCATTTCAGAATTGGGACATACTGGTACAGAACGGGTGCATTTGCATGGACTCGTATGGGGAATCGGTATGGACAAGCTAGTAGAGGAAAAATGGCAGAATGGAATAACGTTTACAGGTACATTCGTGAACGAAAGGACTATAAATTACATTACAAAATATATTACAAAGATAGACGAAGACCACAAAGAATTTACGGGAGTGATATTATGTTCGCCCGGTATCGGAGGTGGATATTTAAAACGAGGAGACAGTAATAAACACATATACAAAAAAGGAGAAACAATCGAAACATATAGATTAAGAAACGGTGCAAAAATAAACTTACCTACATATTACAGAAACAAACTATTTACAGAAGAAGAACGGGAAAAATTATGGATAGATAAAATAGAAGAAGGTATTGTATGGATAATGGGTCAAAAAGTTAGAATAGATAATACAGAAGAATATGAACAACTACTTGAACAAGCTAGAAATGATGCAATAAGACTAGAAGGGTATCAAGAAAAAGAATGGGATAAACAAAAATATTTCAAAAGATTAGAAAGACAACGAAAAAAACAACAAGAAGAATTAAGAAAATGGGAGAACCACATGTTTCAGTCAACAGAAGAGTGTCCTTTCTAGTTTTCGTTTCACGAAAACATCCTGTCCGTAACGAACGGACTATACTATACAGCAGGTTTTATTTTAATTTTACAGGGAGGAAAAGGTAGAGAAAGACAGAAGGACAGCTACCTACAATATCTGATTAAGGACAGGCGTGCACCCGACCAAAAAGGTCGGGGTGTGCGCCTTTGGCGATATCAAGGGGCTAACGCTCTAGGGGTATGCCCCTAGAACCCCTTATTTGTCGCTAGCGCTATGGGAAAGTTAAAGAAAGTTATAAGAATCAGAGAAAATTTGGAGAATCAGAAAATATACGTAAATTTGCAAGCGTAAGGTTAAGGAAAAACTTATAGAGAATAAGAGTGCGTAATGAAAATTACTAAGGGTAACTGATAAGAAACAATTAAAGAATGGTAATCTATATATGGAAAATGAACTTAGCCTTACAATTTATAAATAACAAAAACATTAACATCTAAAATTTAAAAATTATGGCAGCAACAAGTTGGAAGAAACAAAAAAAATCACGAAATTATGATTCAAGATTTAAATGAAAAATGTACCTACAAAACAGCAGCAGCTGTAGCAAAATTAATTACAAATCATGTTGAACACGAATTAGTGTGTATAGTAGAAACAAATAAAATATTGCTAAGAAATGATAAAGAAGAATAAAAGAAAAACTAGATATGTATTCAGAAATAATAATTTCGATACATTTAAAGCGATGAAAACATTCGCCTACTTTAATATCAAGGTAGGCGAGAAGGATACAGGATTCGAAGTATATAACGACGAAATCATAAGTATATATGATTTCAATAAACAAGAAAGGAGGCTATTATGTAGAAAAAGTTACAATGCACTTGAAGAATTTAAAAAAGAAATGGAAAAAAGACAATTAAAACTATTTAAAGATGGATAAAAAAAAGATTATCTACAAAATCATTGAAATCGTATGTACTGCAATTATCAGTATTACAGCAGTTCTAACAGCACAAAGTTGTACAATGTCACTAAGCGTGAGTAAAAATAACAGTAACAGTACTCAAAAAACCGAACAAACAACAACTAGTTCGATAGATAGTACTCATATTAACATTCAACCAAAATTCAAATAAAATGGAAAAGCAAATATTAAAAAATGACATGAAAGACTGTTTCAAAATCGTACCAACTAATACAGAAGAGACAGAATTCGTAATAGTGATAGGAAATCACTTAGCATCAGAAGAAATATTCAAAAGCAGAGTTCAAGCGGAAAGAAGGCTAAACAAAACCGATTGGAATTTAATAAGCGCATTCTTTTTCGCACTAAAAGAGGCAGACGAATATGAGAAAAAAATCAAAGAATCAAATGAACAAGTAACAGAAGAATAAACTATGGGAATTACTAAAAACATAGGTAAAAATACGATAGGTGACAATAATAAAATGAGTGTACATTTACACGATTATAACCTATCAACACATGATCTAAGTTTCGTACATAGAAACACACAATCAGTGGGAACACTAGTTCCAAGTGCAGTGTTACTAGCGCAAAAAGGAGATACATTTTACATCGACATCGATACACATGTATTGACACACCCAACAGTAGGACCACTATTCGGTAGTTTCAAAATGGAAACACATGTTTATAGCGTACCAATCAGATTATATAACAGCTGGTTACACAACAACAGACTAGCAATTGGACTTGACATGTCAAAAATAAAACTACCACTGATCAGAGCAACAGTATCAGCAAGAGACATGCCATACTACAACGATGTAAACGGTGGTAATCTAGGAGAGTGGAGTCAAGTAAATCCAAGTTGTCTGCTAGCATATCTAGGAATCAGAGGATTCGGATGGACAAATTCGGGAACACCAATAGATTTCAATGCGGTGCCATTACTCGGATACTACGATATATTCAAGAACTTCTACGCAAATACACAAGAAGAAAACTTCTATGTAATAGCAGGGGTACCACAAGTAACAAGTGTAGCAGTAACAACAACCGGTCAAACAGTGGTAGATACAAATAATATAATGAATGTAAATGCTATCATACAAAATGGAGAAACAACAATAGTAATATTACCCAATACTACGTATGAAGCAAATGAACTTATATTAACAATACAAAAACCAAACGACCAATGGAGTAGAAGGCAATATCTAGCATCAGAAATTGGAACTTGGACAAAAAACACAGGAACACTCACTGTAGAGGAATTACCATCAAATGAACAATACTTACTAGTAAGCGTTGAATCAAACTCAACAACAAAACTTGCACCATACAAACTAAGCCTAATCGATGATATGAGAGATACATTATATGCAATAAAGGGTAATGTATCGGCAATCATTACAGCAACAAACAATGGCGTATATAATCCATTATACGGGCAATTTATAGATAGAGATTCAATCAATTTGTTAAGAGCAAGAAAACCACAATTCGGACTAGCAGTAAAAACGTATAACAGTGACTTATTCCAAAACTGGATTAACACCGAATGGGTAGACGGGATAACAGGAATCAATGAAATTTCAGCCGTAGACGTAACCGGAGGCAGTTTAAGTATGGACGCATTAAACTTGGCACAAAAAGTTTACAATATGCTTAATAGAATAGCGGTAAGCGGAGGAACATACAAAGATTGGCTGGAAACCGTATATACAGGAGGTCATTACATGGAAAGATGTGAAACACCAATGTTCGAAGGTGGAGTAAGCCAAGAAATCGTATTCCAAGAAGTGATAAGCAATTCAGCAACACAAGAAGAACCATTAGGAACACTAGCAGGTAGAGGTGTATCTCACGGAAAAACAAGAGGTAGCCAAATCAAAATCAAAGTAACCGAACCCGCATTTATTATGGCAATAAGTGTAATAACACCACGAATAGATTACAGTCAAGGTAACGAGTTCTGGGTAACACACAATAACATGGGAAATTTACATGTACCTGCGTTAGACGGAATCGGATACCAAGACAGCGTAAACTGGCAAAGGGCTTGGTGGGATTATAAAAAGACATCAGCAGCAACCTACCAACCAGCAGCAGGTAAAACAGTCGCTTGGATAAACTATATGACAAATGTCAACAAAACATATGGGAATTTTGCGAACAACATGACAGAGGCTTTTATGGTATTGAACAGAAATTATCAATACAATACAGCAGCCAAGTTTGACGCAAATACAAACATAACAGACTTGACAACATATATCGACCCAGTGAAATTTAACTACATATTTGCTGACACA